CTCCGTGAACTACCCAACCACTAAAGATGATTGGGCTTCGTGCTTCACAGCAATTTGCTTGCTACTTCCTTTGGAAGTTAGAAGTCTTACTATTGCTCCACACGTGTACTCGCAAGTCCCTTACGAGGTTTTTAAGTCTTATACTGACTATGCAAATATGCAAAATTTATTTCTAATTGCAAAATGGTCGCCTACATCCCACAAACTAAAGATTTGTGGGTTTTACGCTCCGTTTGATAAATTTGATGGTTCTTTCATCCACCTTGATAGGTTTATAATTTTCAAGGATTTCTCTACCTCTCGGGGTTAATTTTTCAACCTGAATCTTTCGTTCATAATTTTCAATTATGTTCGTATTATACAATATGTTACTCATAATGATTTGTTTTTAATAGTGAAACATTTCTTTTGATGTGGTAAATATAATGTAGTCATCTATAATATCCAAACATTTAAGAAAGTTTAACAAGATGTAATGAGGTTTTTTCTTTTTTTCTTCGGGTATTCAGATATTCTTCTTCTGGCTATCGCATGGCAATCCAAACATCTTACGTTAGAGAATTTAGAAACATTAGTGTATGTGAACGTACCTGTATCAGCCACATTGGTAGAACCACAATAAGGGCATGTCTCTTCTTCGTTCTCTAAATAAAGCGATAGATTAGGATGATTCTTTATCCAGGGTCTTAATTTGATATACAGTTGTTCGAGAATATCCACATCCTTAATGTTATATTCTTGCATGTAATCGAGCGCTTCTTGGTCTCCCCTCACACATCTATCCCACAGCTCAAACGATGTTTCTTTTTTGTGTTCTATCTTGAAATATCCAGCAAGGTCATCTAATCGGTTTGATGTGAAAGAGAACGCACTTCGTGCGACAACAAGTGTATCTATTACCCTATATGGAGATGGAGGTATCATATCGTTTAAGATATATTTTGTATTCATTCTCGGTACATCAAATCGAGATGCATTGTGTGCGATAATTAAATCGGCTTGGTCGAAAAGATTCCATAACGACTTTACTATTCTTGAATCGTTCTCGTTAATCGCCTCTTTTGGTGATAGAACGTCGCTCATGATATTCTTATTGTTTAACCATTTGCCAGCCCATGATAGCACATACCAATCGGATAAGAACTGGCTTGAATCTACATCCTGTTTCCATTTGCCCCATACATAAGCTCTCATTGGAGCGGTTTCTATATCGAACACAAGGATACGGGGTATTTTACTGTCCGATATTTTAAGCTCTAAAATATGTTTTTGATTTTCTCTGAATTTTTCTAATAGTTTTATCTCTCTCGGATTCATCCTTACCCTATAACTCGGGGTATCCTTTCTCTTTCTATAATTTGATACTGATTCACATCTTATCGAGGCAACAAATTCCATTTCATCATCATTCAAAGTAATTTTTTGATTAGGCATAATTTGAAGTTTAAATTAAACAATCTATTTTTTAATCTTTATGATTATGTAAACAAGGATAATCAGAATAATGATATTTAAAGCTTTTAATCTTATTTTTTGCCATTTCGTCAGGACATTCACTTCTTTTGTAACTTCTATAAAGTAAGGTATCGAATCAATCTTTTCGTATCGCACCGTATCGACTTTAAACCGCTCCCGCCACTTTATCGATTGTAGATATACCGTGTCATTCTTGGTAAATAAATACAACGTATCACGGTTATACACGCTATCGATACGTAGCTGGTCTCGGTACTCGATAACCGTCTTTTCTGTCGGTACTATTATTTCTTTTGTCTTGCAACCTGAAATAATTAGTAGTAAAAATGCTATTAATATTATTTTTAGTGCTATCGATATTTTATATTTCATCTCCCTTTTGATTTAAACTGGTTTATTCGATTGTCTTTTTCTATTATTATCACATCATCCATCGTCGGTCTTTCTTCGCCCTTCCTTTTCGCTTCATTGGAAAAGTGAAGCCAAGCTCTTAATTTGTTCTCGGCTATGTGTAATTCTCCTGTCAGTATGTTTTTAAAGACGTTCATTGCTTATCCTAATACAATGTAGAAATTTTTTAGAATGATTAGCTATATCATTCGCCCTATCTAATCCATTTACAATGCGTCTCGCATTTATCCAATCCTCCTTTTCAGAATTGAAATAATCTGCAAGTTTCTTACCCGTGAACAATCCTCTCGTCATACCTGTTACCAAAATTTTTGCTGATATATCGGGTTTTAATGCTAATTCGGGTTGTTCAAGCAGTGGTATTCCCAAGATTTTTCCAAATAGCTCGTAATTCTCGTACCAAGTAAGCTGCGGGAATCCACGACCATAATAGAGTTTGTCTGGATACTCATACGATTCTCCGTTGTATTTTACCTTTTTACCGTAAGGTTTATTTTTCCCCTTACCATATTCTTCAATTGGCAGCATTTTATGCGCTGTTTCGTGATAGACAGTACCAAATATATACGCAATCCATCTTTCGTCATTAATGTTTTCACACTCGTCTAAAATAGCATTTATACTATCAACCTGCGCTTGCGAAAGCTTACCGAAGATATTTCTTCTTATACAAGTATAGAATTTAAACCTATTTATCTCCATTTTCTTGTTCTTTTTCTGATTCATTTTTATCTTTCAAGTCGTCGAGATTTATATCGAAATATCTTTCCGTTTTATCTATCATTATTTTTTGTAGTATTTTCCAGAACATTCCGTCCTTTTCACCTCTGCATGAGCTTTCGTTTTCGAGGATTGACCATGCCTGTTCAAAGCATATAATCCCAGCCACGATATAAGACAACGGTACTTTCATATAAACAAATACCCAATGCTCGACAAGGTAAGCTAATATAATAAGTGCAAGCCGCTTCGGTATCGTTGACCTTATCACTTTTGCAAACGAAAAACTTTTGAACTTCGCCCTTTCTCGTGCTACTTTGTTAGGATACTTTTCGCTTGCTCTCTTGTTTAGCTGGTAGGCAGTCCACGTATCATAAAGTATGAAAATGATAACTATAATCATCAGGGGAAACGACGGCTTAAATTCGTTTATAAGCCACCCCACATAACCGCCAATTGCCATAAATAATATTTTGCAATAATTCAGTCCGTTGTCCATTACTATGTCATTTTTAATCCTCATTTAACAATCTATTAACTGCAACCTGTATAAAGGCTTTAAAGTACTGTTTAACGTATTTCTCAATAATTGCTTTATTCTCATCCGTAAGCTCGACGATTGGATTCTTGTAAAGGTCGAGACAAAACGAGTGCTCTGCCAAGCTTTGCGTCGTCTTAAAAATCACCTCTGCGAGCTCCTTTGAGATGTCGTACTCCATTATCGAGCCATCAATCATTGTAATTTGTAATTTTGATAAATTCACTGTTTTCATTTTCCAAAATATTTATTCCGGAATAGGAAGGAACGTATATGCCTCATTAAATAGTCTGTACACTTCCTCATAATCTCCATTTAAATATGCGGCCTCTATTAAAGGTCTTGCATTATTTATTACACTGTCAGGAACATACGCAAGTGTATCTCCCTCCAAATTTGTAATAAAAACACTAAATCCATGAGTAAAAACACGTTGATATTCTCCTTGCTCATCTATTACATCTATTCCCCTCATCTTTAATGCAGGAATATTAAAATCCTTATAAGTGTCAGGAAAGCCTCTTGTAATAGACAATGGCTCCTCTGTCTCAAAAGATTCATAAGCCCATTTTGATTTCCATTTAATTGCATGAGCCTGTTGAACTATTTCCAAAGCGGTTAAACCCGAAATAGTAGAACGAAGCTGAACTCCTTCTGCCGGACGCAAAAGTATCATTGCGTTCGGGTCAATCTTACTGACAGTAGGTTCTTCATGCTTTGGGTCGCAACCCAATATAAAAGCGCCCATAACAAGATAAAATAAAATTCTTTTCATAACGATAAATTCTTAATCAGTAATATAGTTATTTCCTACAATAACAAAATCAAATGCTGTATTTACGAGAGTTGGTGAACTTCCGATAGTCCTCCATTCTATAACAAAATTAGTATTTCCTTTTGATACAATATAACAAGACCTGTTTGATGAACTTGCCGTTGCAAAAACCTGATAATTTGAATGTCCGACCGTATGATATACTGTATATCTCCCCGTACTATCATTGTCTGGAGCTGATGTACTTTGTTTTGCTCCCCATACAGATGCTATTCCACCGCCCGATAAAACAGTTCCACTCAACAAAACTCCCGGTGCATTCCATTCATTTGGTAATGCTTGTCCATCAAATCCTCCTGTTTCCGATATATAAATATGCGTATCGGGGTACCATGCCATAAAACCATTTTTTCCGAACTCGAATCGGCGAATATCTTTAATAAAGCTCCACGCAAGCGTAGATTCGCCTGAAATACCACCTGACGCAGTATCAGTATTTTTAAATAAGCGTCTTACCTGTATTTTATAAACTCCAACTCCGACAATAAGCTCCTTATTAACTGTGGAATAACCCGATGTAGATGGATGTTGTTCGTCAAGTACTCCTTCTATTGAGGAAAGTGTTGCATACGTGCTATCATCTTTAATTAAAATTATTTCTACCAGTGCGTATCCGGACGTGTAACCGTGCGAAGTATCGAGTTCAGCGGCAATAGTAATAGTACCCGAAAATGTAAGTTTAGAACTATCTTTATCAACTGTAATGTAATTGGCGAGTGTCGTTGAACCTGAAGTGGAATATATTGCACTAGAGTTAGTTGTGGAACCTCCATATTGAGACGTCGATACAATATCCTCCACAGTAGGAATACTTGACCTTGCGAATAGTAGCCTTACAAGTGTAGGGTCTGTTGTATCCATTAATTTTACATTTCCATTTAAATCAATATCAAGTATTCCTACATTTCCACCCTGCGCATGTATTAATCCTGTAAATTCTCCATCCGTTGCGTAAATTGTACCATGAAACTCTCCATCCGTAAACTTCACGCTCCCATCATGCCGTATTATTGCCTTAGCTGT